GCTCAGTATAAAAAATAAAATTAAATTGAAAATAATTTTAAAATAAATAAAATAAAATAATGGAAGATATTACTTTAAGGCTTGAAGTAATAGTAACCTGTAGTTTGGGAAGCCCCTGCAAAAGCACCAACAATAGCTGGAATACCAGAATCATTTGCTGCTATAGTTGTAGACTCAAAGTACGGTCCAGTACGCACTTGGACAGTAGGGATAGTAGAAATTGTTGCTACGGTCATATATTTTGGAAACAAGTATGTTTGCATACCTAACCTTGTTTCATCTGTAAATCCCACATACGGTTCTATAAAAACTGGAACTGCAGCATCCACTACAGGAATAATAGAAAATATAAAAGATCCCATATCATTAACAACATTTTGAGCTGTATTATTCCACGCTTCATTACAACTCACAAAATTATTTTGATTCATATTTGGAATAACACATTCTAATTCGAAAACATTACCTTTATAAATAGAATCAGAAAAATTATATGCAGTCGATGGCATCTCTATAAACGTTTCAGCCCCTGGTATGTAGGCTGAACCAGTAACAAAATCTTCTCCACTAGCGAAATTTGGATACAACGACGACGTTGTCACTGGTTGAGGGAGTAGAGGATAAGATTTCGTATATGAAGGACCATTAGAGTATTTAGAAGGTGGCAAATATTTTATAGAAGCACCCATACCTCCAACAACCTTAAATTTAAATTTTAATCCTCCTCTCATTCCAAAGTAATTAAGTCTCATCGCTACATTCGGTGGTAAATACGCTCCTCTAAATATCAAATCATAAATAGATATTGTGTACACTCCTCTATTTACTTCAGTTGGAGTTATTGTCTTGGTGGATAACTGATGAAATCTCCTCAAATAATCTCTAACATTAACTATAGGTCTAAATTGCCGAGTAAAAGGATGGACGACTGAATCTTCATCAACATTCAATACTTCATCTTGTGACGAAACTCCAACAGTCACGTCTGCCTCAGGTTTGAAAATCACATCCTTTACAATTTCTTCAATTCCAGTAGCGATTTCTCCAGGAGGTAACTTAGATTTTAGTTCTGTAGCTGAATAATCTGAGGTACTGTTTTGTTCTTCTGGTGTATTAGCGAAAACTAATCTAGGTGCTGCTGTTAATTGCATATTATCTACAGCATAACCATAAAATTCTAAATCATCTCCAGCACTAAAATAAACATTAAAATTAACGGTAAGCGGAACATTACTATTAAAGGTGAGGGGCTGAACTAAGTAGCCGTATACTACTCCATGACAAAATGCATTCATGGTGTAATCTTTAGTGCATTCTATTTGATCAGTAGGTGAACAAAATGGAAGATCAATAGTTTGTATTTGTCCTCCCGCAGAAAATTCTAAAGTATCTGTCAGCATATTATGTATATCATTGTAACTCGGGACATTAGATGCTCCTTGAGCTGCTGCAATTGCATAATTTTTAGCGAAGATTATTTTACAATAATGAAAGTTGGTCATTACTGCTTGTATATGCATCTTCAACGAACCTCTCCAGAATCTACTCATTTCATAAATAGTTCTCATATTTGAGTAGTAAACTGCTGGTGGTGTGCCAGTTTTTGCTTCTACCATAGGTGTGATAGGGTAAGACATTAAACTTTTTCCCACCGGATCTGTACTTACTACGCTAAAAGTACCAACATAAACAGGCTTCTGTAATAGATATTTCACATCCATTTCATCTATCTTAGTACGGAAATAATAATCATTATATATCCTATCTTGTTGGGTATACGGATCTAACTTTTCAATAAGAGTAGGTTGATCTATGTTATTGGGAAAATTACGGGTTGTAACAATCATTCTCTCGTGTATTTCAGTCGAATTTGGATTATGAAATCCTGTATACAACCTAATGCCAGCTCTACCCATATCCACTATATCTCCTAATATAGCCTTAGTCCCATTAGCTGCTGCATCTAATAACCTACTAGGTATTTTATGTATCACACCAAACCAATCAAACAATCCTTCAGGTTCAAACGAATATTTGCGTTTATCACAAACAACACACGAGCATTCACACTTAGAAGGAAGTTTAACATCAGATTTAAAACACTCTGTCAAACACTCAGGTTGGAAACTAATCTCACCAACTTTTGGGATGTAAAAGTCCATTTCTTTAAATTCAGCATGAATAGAAACACTAAGAGTAGTTGAAGATCCAGATGATGCATTTAAAGGATTCTTAATAAAAATTATTAACTGAGCATAATCACCTGCTTGGTCATTTTCTGGATAACCAGGAGTTCCGGCAACCGTTCTCATCAAAGTAGCTTCAGAAAAGAATGGTATCTCCAAACACACAGATGTAGCTTCATTAGCACTCATAAACACATGAGGACAACCCAATATTGCATTAATATTACTAATCGTAGGGACGCCACATGGTACGGCAGCCGCTAAGAGCATTCCTTGATGCATCGGGGTACCTGAAACTTGCAGCATTAAACACAAGCGCGTTTGATATAGAGCTGAACTTTTAAAAGGAACACTAGCTAAATAATTAGTATATAAAGCACTAGGTATGGAAATTCTAGATAATTCAGTATTTATAGTTCCCGTCGTATTCCATGACACAGTATTTATCAAATATGGTTTATTTAAAATTCTAGAATAATCCATCTTCAATATGGGTGGAATAGAAGTTACAGCTACCATAGTGTCATAAACTGTATTACTTTCTTGCATATTTTTAGTTTTTAGAGTACTAAAAAACTCTTCACTTTTCGTATTTACATTTTGTGTAGCAGGAAATTTTTCATTCATATCTACTGCTATTATACAAACGAAGATTGATTGCTAATTTAAAGCTATTTATAAATTCTACCGAGTTCGCAATCTAAAAACTCTTATAAGTGCAATTTCATAAATCGCTTCGCACAGTACTCTCATCGAAAATATTGTACTTAGTATTGTATAAAGTGTCATACTCACCACTATTATATAAATTAATTAAATATTCCTCAGTTAATTCATCAAAATATACTCCTTTCTCACTACAATAATCTCTCAGCACTTGGACATCGCTACAAAATAAATCTTGATGCAAATATATTTCTCTCTGAAAAGAACAAATCTTATCTCTAAGAACTACATTCTGATCTTTATTACCATCATACCAAGACAAACCACTATACAACGTGCGCAAATCAAGCGGACAAACTATCTTATTCAACTTATTGTGGAATCTAAAAGATCTTTTTAAGAATGTAATATCTTCTAATTCTTCAAATGGTTTACTTATAACTCCTTTTGTTGAAGTAGTAAAATCCATTCCAATAGATTCAAAAAATTCTTTCATCGTTATAGCATTGAGATTATCAACATATTTATCATTTTTCAAAGCATTGACGGTATCATCACCATAAACTAAATCTATCACATCTCTTTTAAAATTGCCTGGTTTAGCGTGTGGTACATTTCGATAATACCACATAGCCTTATAAAATCTATTCACTAAACTATTCAACATAGCAGTCAAATAGCTTCCTGAAGGCATAGAGTGAGTCGTTAAATAAACATCATCATTAATGGCCACTAAACTATAAGCATGACCAAACATAACTATCTCAGCCAAATCTTTATTTCCTCTACACTTAGACACTATAACTTCAGAAATTGCTTGCTGGACTTGCGCTAACATTTTCTTATCATACTTACCTATATCACCGGCCCAAACCGGATAATCTTTCAACTTATCATATATACTATCCCATTCATTGAATGGGTTTACTCCGATCATAATCTCGTTAAAATCTCTCTGTTTCATAATTTTCCCGACTAGATCACCAAATGTTTTCTTCGCTAAATATTGCAAATGAACACGAGAAACTCTAAAACTACGAGGTGCCAATTTCTCATTGGCCCTCAACTCATCTTTCAATGACTCTGCCCATAACAAATCAGAAGGATCCACTTCTCCTGCTAACAATTTACTTTCGAATTCATTATACGATTTTCTAAATTCTGGAGTCATAATACCCTCCTCGAAATTGAAGCAATCTTTCTTATCTTTAAAAGAACACAGACCATTACTAGACTTCTTATTTATAGGAGCTAAGATATCATTTCCCTTAATTATGTCTTTCTCACTAATTTCATCAAAGTACGGAATATACAAGTTTAAAACTTTTTTTCCAAATTCTATCTCATCATGGTTAACTCTATTGATAGGTTTTAACGAATTCTTAGCTATATCTTTTATGGTATGATCACCATATATACTCAAGTCGGCCGGACTCCTAGTTACTGGGAACACTCCAAATATCTTTGAAGGTTCAAAATTACTATGTTTAGGAGTATGACAATTACTTCTCATATCCAATTTTATAGCACTAGTATCTGGTATTATCTTACTACTCATTTTAGCCTTTAATATAAACCCAGGATCAGAAATTAACTCACACATTAATTTTACTTTAAATTGGCTATTCCAAGTAATAGCGGTGCCTATTCCTTCTCCGTCTGATCCAGCCACGTGCATGCCAATTATCTTACCATCAGTACTAACTACCAATGCTCCGCACATTCCTTTATAATGTATCGGATAATAAGTGTCATTAGGAGTCAGCACATTAGTCCCTATTTTTTCTGATATTTTATAAACGATATTTCTATTAGGATTTACATTAGAAAAATCGTCTAAATCTAATATACCCATAGGATGCACTAAATATTTACCACGTTGGGTAACTTCACTAAGATTATTAGCTAAACTTGGGAATATGGTTGGATATTTCTTAGGCAACTTCCAGACTGATACGTCTATATTTGTTGATCTAAAATTTATTTCTATCTTAATATTATCAACTATAATATGATTTAGAATCCTGTCTTTATATACAGTTAAGTAACAAATATCATCTTCAATAATATGATTAGGAAAAATAACTTTTCGACCAGAAACGACACATATACATTTAACGACACTATTACTGATAGTGATAAGATCACATTCAAAAACATTTTCTTGTATTTTCCGCACGCTAGGATGTGCACTAATAACAGTCTTTGTATTATGTTTAGCTATGATCTCACTAACATCACTAGGAACCACGCTTTCTGATTTATAATGTGAACACGCATGATTAACTGCATTTCTAAAAGCTACCAACCCTGTTATTATTAATCCTCCAAGCATAAGGGGCTTCCAATTTTCAGAGACATTATCTTTAATCTTATAAGCGCTCTCCAGCAAATAAGCGACCACACTCTCTATCGCATCTGGTATGTCATCTAGAATCAGCTTCTTTAAAAATGCATATGATTCAGTGTCACTAAAACTCTCCGCTTTAAAAGTATCTAAATTTCTTATTTCAGATATATCTTCTTCAGACAATTGATTACTTGAAGATTGCGTTTGCTTCATTTTTTCGAAATAGGTTACAATATTCAACATCCAATTTAAGGTAGGATTTGGCGATGCACCATCAAATTCCATGGTAGATGGTATATTCAAATTATTTTGAAACATATAATCAATAAAATCCATGGGAAAACCATCAACAAACTGCTTAACACTCATATTAAAATGTCGGAATTTAATCAATCCATCTACTATAGGTCCGCTGACAGTAACTCCGACAAAATCAAAGACATATGCTCTTCTCCACAAAGCTTCAGGTTCAGCTATCCCATCACTCTTAGTTATTCCAGAAATATTTTGAAAACAATTAGTACTTGCCATCAATATAGGACTGGAGAAAAATTTAGACCCCTTCAAACTAGCTTCAGCACAATTCAAAGGTAATTTCACTGGAGAAACAAAATTTACAAATTGTCTCCACTGATCCACTCCTTGAGCTCCTACATCATCCATATAGAATATATCTTCGCCATTATAAGTATCGTAAAAATCTTTGCCTTCAGCACTCGGTTTTACTACATGAACATAGGCTGGTCTATTTAAAGATTGCAACAATTGAGTCATACAGACTGATTTACGAACTCCAGGTTTTCCTTCAAACACAAAAAACACTGGTTCTATGCGAGAAGTATTTTCATAAGCTTTTATCGAATTAATCATTATTCTAAAATCAGTAATAATAGCTCCTACTGACTGTGATCTTCTGCTCCACTCAACTAAAGCCTTGGAGTTCTTAGTAATTTCATAAAGAGCTAAAACATCCTGTCTAAAAGAGGCACTAATTGCCACTTTAATGTCTTTTTTCCACATGTCTAATAATCTCTGTATCTTTATTAACAAACCATAAGATGTGTATTGATAAAAAATACGAAAAATCGGATGATTCGTGAAACTTTCAGGAAGATAAGAAGTAACTTTCTCTATTAAATCGACAAAAGTCGAAAAAACGGAGAAAAACATGCTAGGATCATCTAAAATCTTAGTATTACTAAATAAAGACATCCGTTTAACTACGTCTAACACATCTTTAGGAAACCACCCAGAAGCTGCTGCAAATGTCAAAGTTTCTAAACCTTCTGGAACCCAACAAGGATTGGTTTTTACTCCTACTAATAAAATCCGTACTATTGTTATAATCATCTTTGATAATCGTATCATACTAAAACCATCATCAATAAAATTTATAACTTGACTAATTATATCAAATAAATCAATATATAATCTAGCACAGTCTAGTTTAGAAACACACAAATCTTTAATATTTCCGACTTTCACTACACATCTTAATATAAAGGTTAAACCACTATAAAGTGATTTCATGTCAGAAAATAAACCTTCTGGTTCCCACTGAGATTTGTGTAAAATCTTGATCAACTCTAAAGATTGCTTTTTATTCACTCCATAAATTTTAATTAAAACTATATTATTATATCTAATTACAATTCCATTACTAGCATTAAACTTTTCTTTATTCACCCGATGAATTGATCTTTTATAAACATCTAAAACATAATAATTACTGCCTTGGGTATTATAATCGTTAACCAAAACCAAAGATTTATCAGACATGATCTTGGTAAAATTATTATTGCTAAAAGGTGTTATTTTATTATTGTTTCCTATATCACATTTAGACTTATTACCTTCAGGTTGAAATCTATTTTGAACATCAATATTGATATAAGGAACATTCGTAAAATTATCTAGTAAAAGTTTAACAAACCTATGTCTCCCATCTATAATTTCATAAAACTTATATCCATTAGGCTTGAGAACTATTGGTGAAAAATCTTCATATGACATGCATTCAATACTATCCATCCTAGATAATTCTCTACCAACTAAAGAATGATTATATATAACCATATCTTCAACTAGATCTCCTAAATAATCACTATATTTTCTAATAGTGTTATACATTATATGATCAATAAATATTTTATTAATATCTATCAATTCATACTTACTTACTAATTCTGTGACTGTCGCTATTTCTGATGATTGCGTCACCCAACATCTATTTATACTCGCGCCCGAGTTTGTAACTGTGGCTACTTGTGACAATTGCGTTACCCATTGTCGTTTATACTCCTGTACAGAGTTTAACTTTATATTTTTA